GAGTCGGGGCGTCCGACTGACCTTGCACCTGCGAAGAGGTTGCTTGGCCGTAAACAGGAACGTTAACGATGTTCGCAGGAGTACCCACAGAAGGGAATTCGCGAACAGAAGGCATACGAACATGATCTGCATCAGCCGTGCCAGGTGTCGAACCAACGAACAGAGCAGCGATTTCCGAAGCGGTATCGGTGCCAGCAGGGATGGTCCCTTTGAAAAGGTCAAGGTATGTATAAATACCTGCGCCAAGTGTCGAAATGTGTGCCATTTGTTATTCTCCGTATTTCTTAAATGGTATAGTGTATCTTGCGCTATAAAGCGATTGATTAGATGGGTCAAGCCCTTCCATTGTAACAAAGGAAGTCCCAAGCTGTGTTTTATTAGTTAAAGTTTTGTTTTGAAGAACAGAATCAAGTTCATCCGCAATTTTCATAATGCGTTTTTGACCTTCACCTGCTTTAACGAAAATCTTAATAAACATTACACCGCTAACAACTTTCCTACCTTCATAGGCATAGTTGTTGCTATCTGCGGGTATAATGTTCATACGCAAATATTCGTCAGGATTTACAATAGTACCTTGATAGTTATCAGGGTATATTGCAATCTGCTTTGAAGTCCAATCCGCAGAGGCAAAAACAGACTGAATGTCTGTGAGAATAGTCTCAAACATTTTACCTCTCCTTAACAATAATTACTGTAATAGTAAAGCCATTATCATCATAGTCTACAATGTTATGGCGTTTACCATCAATAATAATAGAGTCGTAAACGCTAAGATCTAGACCTGACTTCATAAGCGCGGTTTTAGTAAAACCTTCGCCAGACGGTTTTTCAGTTGATTGAATGATTACATCAACTGTAACTTTCTGGGTTACGCTTTTAGTTTCACCTGTTTGAAAGTCAAAACTAGAAACTGCTTTTGATTGTAATTCTGCACTTTTAACAAGATCACCTGCTGCAATAAAAGCTTTATTTACAGCATTAGCTACTCGCGCAGAAATTGACATTAGTTAGCCCTCCACCATGTTAGGCTAGTACCACTGCTACGAAGCAAAGGCTTAATAGTCGAAACTACTAGCTTTGCTTTCATAGGAGTTTTAGTGGTATCTGAGTTTTTATCTTCAATAGCAATTGAGCCAATTTTGATACTTTCAAAAGTTTGAGTAGTACCAGAAAGAAGATCCTCATTATCAATCAAATGCAGTGCTTGTTCATAAACAGCAACTTTAACCTGTTGTGGAATCTCGTTTTCAGCAACAGATACAGTAAGGCCCAAACGAGGGTCATTGTAGATTGCATTCTTACGAGGCCACGCAAGAGCTTGGGAAGGACTAATAGCCGAGCCAATCCAAGCATGATTGTCTACAATCTGTGTTGCAGTAACCAATGCCTGTTCTTTAATCTCATCTTCAGAGTTAAACCAGTTAGCACTGTCGATGCGAGTTTCAAAGTATAGTTCAGCCTCATCTAAAGTCACATAGCTGTTAGTATTTAGAACTAGTGCCATTAGTCCCTCCTAAATTATTAGGCGTGGAAGATAGGCAGGATACCCAAGTTCAGTGCGTCCATTTTACGGTTCCACGAAGCAGCAGTACCCAGACCAGCGTTCGAAACGAAAGCAGTAGTTGAGCCAGCCCAATCGTAACCCATTGGATGCATTACGAAGCCATAACGGTACCAAACGTTAGTCGAACCACCACCGTTGTAAGAAGCAGCAACGCGATCGACTTCAACAGGAGTCGGAACGCCAACAGCAGCAGCAGCTACCGAGCCAGGCTTCACAACGAAAGTGCATTTTGCGGACTGAGTGTTCAGATCGCCAGCAGCTTCACCAGCAATACGCTGTTGAGCGCGAGTCATCACCAGACGGAATTTGCCGCCGAAGATTGTCGAGAACTCAAGGTTGCCATCTGTGACCATAGTTTGGTCAACAAGGTTAGCAGCACGCATTTCTGCCATAACTTCAGGAGAAGTTACCAGATACATGTAATCGGGTTCGTAGTCTTTGAAAGCCATACCAATAGCTTTGAACAGACGCTCACCACGAGCAGCACCAATAGCAGACGAGTCGAACAGACGACGAGCGTCTACAGAACCAGTTGCAGCAGCACCGAATTCACCTTCAGCGTTGATGTCAACGAACATACCAGTTGCAGCAGCGTCAGCGTCAGTATCGAAGCTAACCAGACCGCCGTTACCTGCACCACCTGCATCGCCACGAGCGACTTCAGCAGAAGCAACACCCTTCAGAACCGACAAAAGAGCGTTATGCTCGTCTTGTGCGCGAACTTCAGCAAAGTCACGACCAATTTTGGCCAGACCGTTTTGCTTCGAGATAACTTCTTGCATGTTGACTTGCTCTGCACCGAAGGTACGAACTGTCTTCACGAAGTTAGCAACGTCAGTTGCGATATCGGTGTAAGTACCGTTAGCAGCTGTGTTCAACGAAGCGATGTTGATGTTTGCGTTCAGCGGTTTGTACCAACGGAACTGACCAATGAACGATTCACCCGAAGCGTCAATGCGCTGATCAGCAGCAACGATACCAGTCGAGTTCAGTTTCTTTTCAGGTGTGTAGGGTTCGTCAGAGTAAGCCGAAATTGCCAGAGCAATGTTTTGAAAATCTGTATTTGTAATAGCCATGATTTTATTCCTTATTTATAACTATTAGATATTAAAGTTACCTAGCTGGCCTTTAGCCGCCAAATTAAGCACTTCCTGAGTAGACAGTTCTGCAAGAGATTTCTTTTGATTCATTGCAGGAGCGCCGTTAGGAGCACCATTTCCTGCACCCGTATTTGATTTAGCACGGAACAGGAAAGAGTTGTCTTCATTCTTAGAGTAAGAAATGATGAAATCTTGAATAGTAGTACCTGATTGATGAACCCAAGCACCATTTTCGTTTTGAACAAGTTGCTCAACGATATCACGGCGAGCCATATCTCGACTGCGATCGTTACGGAATTCCAACCCTGCAAGAGCGGAATTTACAACGTTGTCACGAGTAAGTTTGGTATTAGCTTCTTCGAATACACGAAGTTTTGCTTGTGCTTCTGCCAATTTCATTTCAAGGGCTTCTTGCATTTTACCTTCTTCCTCAAGACGTTTAATCTGCTCTTCTTTACGGGCTTGTTCAATTTCAGCCTTAAGTTTTAGAGCTTCATCACGTTCTTTTGCCATACGATCCATATTAGCTTTCATTTTAGCTAGTCGTTCTTGTACGGCCTGTTCAATCGGATCAAGTTCTTGTTCTTGTTCTTTGGTTTCCTCTTGAACATTTTCTTGTTCATTAGCTTCATTGAGCTCATTTTCTACTTCTTCATTGATTTGATTATCTTCACTCATGTTTTTTCCTTTCAAGCACAGCTTGAGTTATAATGTTAATTTGTATTGACTCACAGAGTCGTTAAAAGTTGTTTATAGCTTGTAAGCTATTTTTCTGTTTTATAGTTCATAGGCTATTACAAATAACTATGGACCAATACCGTACCAGTCAAACCCATCAGCGATAGGAGCTAGAATGTCACGGCGTGTAATTTTATTTGGAGGGTCAATTAAGCCTCTCCTCTTAGCTTCATCAAGAAGCTTTAAGTAAGTATTATAAGACATGCCTTGCTTGCGCATTTCTTGCAAGGTGCGTCTTATAGTATCGCCCCCAAGAGCATCTGCATAGATGGTTCTAAGAGCGTCCTTTGCCTTCATAGCATCTCCAATATTAGTGAAGAATGCGTCATGAATTGTTGCAGTACCAATACCGTTTTTACGTCCCCACAAGTGGAATCGTCTAACAATAACAGCATCGTTACTATGGTTTCCATTAACACCTAGGCCAATACGAGCGTCATTCAAAGAAGACTTCCCAAGAAGTTTTCCGTCTTCAGCTTTTGCCTCATAGATGTTAGATACTTTACGACCCGTAACAGGGTCAGTAAACTCAATACGTTCTTGCAAACGGGGTCTATACCGTTGCATCATAACTTTACCGTCGAATGTAACCCACGGAATATCAACCTTTTGTGTTTCTGTTACATAAGCCTTAGCCACATCTTTCCAGAAGTTAATAAACTGATCTGTAACAGGCGCACGAGCAGCAAGGTTCTTAGACATAATCCGAGATACTTCTGCAAACTCTTTAGGGCCAATAATGCCCTTTCGAGAGTTCATAAGCTTTTCAACAAAAGCAGCAGTATCAGGATGAACTTCAATAGCTTGTTTCATAAGCGTACTACCAGCAGGTTCATTGTTATTGATAAGATCAACAAGTTCTGCTCTGAAAGACTGAAGCTCTTTTACAGAAGTTTCTGCATCAAGCTTTTGAGCAATTTTAATCTTACCATCAATAATTCTAAGCTGTTCACTTAAATTAGCTTTAGTAACGGTTACATAACCTTTACCTTCAAGAACTTTAGACAGCTTACCTGCTACGTTGGCGGTTTTAGTTGCATCGCCAGCACCGTAGAAGCTTACCATGTTTTGCGCCTTAGCACCTTTAGCAAGATCTTCCCAAGTTAGGTTAGCATCTCTAAGGGCAGGTATTTTCAAAAATTCTGGATCGTTAACAGTATCCATAGCAACAAGGTCATACAAACGGTTCTTCTGAGTAGTTGCAAGAACATTAGAAGCTTCCGAAATAGCCCTATCGCCCGTAGACAATCCAATAATTTGAGCACCTGATGACGACGCATCGTTCTCAATCATAAGCTGAGTTTTGTATGTGTTAAGCTTTTTAAGGTTATTAAAATCACCATCTACATGCTTATGAATACGAGCGTACTCAAGTGCCATACGAGCCATCTTTGGTACTTCTGGACCTTCTAAGCCTCTAATAAGGGGGTGTTCAAGAAACTCACGAAGTCTACGATCTCTTTGAGTTGTTTGCATCATCAGATTACCTAAATCAAGAATCTTCTCTCTATTACGACCAAAGATTGCTTGACGTCCAGCTTGAGTAAGTGCCTCTGTACCTGGACCTATTAAAGCACCAATTTGAGTACGAAGTTCATACACAGCAGCCGCATCGATATTAACAGCTTTACCTGAGTTTAGGAAAGGACGGACTAGCTCACCACCTGTCGGTGTCAGATATCCACGATGATAAACACGACCACGAGAATCGATAAAGGCATATGTCTTAAAATTCTTGCCACGAATAGCATGATATTTAGCTGTAGCCATAAGACCATAACCTGCTTCACCACGGTTAAGAATTTCATGCCGCAGCTCATTGATACTGTCGTAGTATTTAGAGTTACCACGAGGGTCTCTAAACCTAACAATGTCATCCATAAAACCAAAGAACTCTTTGTCTACGCTATATTCGACATTCATCACATGATTCATCATATTAGCCATTTCAGAGTCAATCTGTTTAGGATCATAATCAGGAAATTTATCACGAGACACAATAGGAACACCCGTGTCTTTACCTC